AACATAATTAAAACTTAGAGACTACGGAAATAGCCAACTAAATACTTCTTGAAGATTAAAGAAAGTTCCTTATATCCCCAGGCTGAAGCCTTGGGGCTTTACGGAACGCTCAGTAAGTCTGACGAAAAAGCAGCAGAATACCAAAAAGAAATTCTTGACTATGATGATGAGATGTTACATGGTTCAACAGGGCTAGAACTATTTAAAATTCTTAAAAATGACTTAGGGTATTTGGGTGTTTTAGACCACGGAGAGGGAGCGATATATGGCTTTGAGCCAGAACAAGGAGTCTTCTTTAATAGTACTCTATTAAATATAGTTGACGTTTTTGACAGACGAACACACAAAGACTATATAGCTCTTGTTAAAGAAGATAACTAGGTCACACTAAATTCGTCAACCCGGCCTCAGTTATATGTGATCTAATCAGCTCGAATTTTTCATAATAATTGAGACCGGCCTTACAGTGTATAGTTTTAGCTGATATTATATACTTACCAGATGTTCTAGAGTTTATTTTAAAATCAGATCGTACAAGATCATTTTGTGTATATTCTACACAATCTAGTACTTGTAAATCAGTTTTATCCTCTGTTAATACATACACTTTTTCAGAAAACATAGCCTTATACCTAAGATTCTGGTAATAAGCTTTAACAAAGTTAAGGTGTACATTATTTTCTTCTTGGTTTGGTGAGTCTGATCCACAGTCTAAGTATCTTGCATAATCCACTCTGGACTTATTTTCCACGTCAGATTTTACATCAGAATTTATAGGTAAGTACGGCCCTGTCTTAGTAGCTGGCATTTTTTCCGTTACAATGTTATCGCCAGATAAACTATGGTTATTAGTCTGATACCCATAGTTAACCCAACTGTTGAAAATACCAGATGAAGTTGCTGATTTAGCCTCACGAACTAGGTACGGAGTTGCTTTAGCGTCTTTTTTATCTGTATTGTGCATGAAATCTGCTTTTGGTTTAGAAGTCGACTCTTCTATAATGTCCTTATACAATAACTTTTTTGTACCTGTAACAGCAACTACTGTACAACTGGTATCTGATATATAACCGTGCTCTGCAATATACTCTGACATAGAAGCCCGAGTCTGAGCTATATTTAGCCATTTTTGTTTATCGTTAGTTGACGACAACCCTTCGTAACCTAACCCACCTTTACCTGCCAGTGACCGCATAGCAGCTGCCGATGTTATCGGCGACCCGCTGTATACTTCACAACAAGACTGAGTGGTAAATTTAGGAACATTAAATAAAAAAGTAAGTTCCCAAAGTTGTCCGCTATAAGAACTTTCATAGTTACGCATACCGAATAATCTAAACTCCCCTATATATGCATTCTTAACGTCTTTGCCTATTTCTATAGTAAATTTTGTTCCTTCTACTAGAGATTTAGTCCTACTGAAAAAACCACCTGTATCGTAAACCTTTAAGGACATAGTTGGAGCTACTTGGGATATAGCTTCAATAACTGATACACTGTCAAAGTTAAAGCTATGTGCGTCAAGTTCAGTATCTTCGATTTTGAACTTTAAATATATAGTGTCTTTAATAGATACAGCGGACATTTAATAGTACCCCTTAGATATACACGACTTCTTTGGTAGAAGCTGAACCTTCTGCGCCGTATTTAATTGACCTATTTATAGTCGATACTAGTTGTGAATACGATGGTATAGACAAAACTAAGCCTTCAACAATATCTGACGCACAAAATACCTTATTGTATAATAAGATCGTCCACCATAAATCAGTTGTTTTGTATTCTTTGAACGATATGTAATCAGGTCTTCCTCGTTCATCGGATACCACTGTGTGGTTTTTATGTACGGGTAGTGCAATAATATCCTTATAAACTTTGTCCAGCAAAGGGTCTATACCCATGTAGTCAGATACAACAACAGATGAACGCTTTAACTCAGTTGAATATAACATAGTAATAACTCAGTAGTATTAAACAGTGAAATTTAAAGGTCTTGAAACATTTCTTTAATTGTTTCATCCGTCATAGTGTATAAGCTTTTTACGTTAACATTAATAATGACAGAAATAGGGTATCCTTGTTTGTCGAATATGCTATCAAATTCTTCACTAACGGATTCAACAATAACAGGGGATAGCTTCAAAAAAGTTCCAATTTCAAGTATTAGTGGGTCATCTAAATTCACTGGATTGACCATCATAGCCCCTTCCATGTGAGGAGCCACAGCCTCTAACAAAATGCGCATTTTATCAACTACTTCTTCTTTGGCACTATAAGTAGCTCTTAGCGCAAAAGGTATGGTAAATTCAAGGTGTGCTCCTGCCTGCCATTGAAGCTGACTGAGTTCGTATATAGTAGTACTGGTTCCGTTTTGTGATTGCCAAGGGTGGTTTGAACTTTTAGAATTTACCGTACCACCCTTGTCTTCAGTCCCTGTCTTACAATAACTATCATCCCATGTAGATGCAAGCTGAATACTAAAATTCTGTGGCATGTTAGCCCTGATGTCTATAGTGCTATTATGTAGCCATATAGTGTACATATCAGGCATAGACCTAGTTTCAGCTTTTAGTAAAGATGTGTCCCCATTAAAAAACCAACCTGCGGCTTGTGCTATAGCATTTCCTATAGCAGCAGCACCTAGTATTGACATAATATTATACTCCAATTTTAAATTTTAAACATAGCCAGCGTTAAGTAAAACCATACCCATATCGTTAGTCGCGACGGGTACTTCGTCTAAAGTAGCCCTAACAGATGTTCTAGTTCCTTCACTCTTAGTAGTAAGACTGGCTTTTTCTTGTGGCGCTTGAACAACTACGTTAGGAGATGACCACTGACTACGCTCCACCCCTTCGGTAGGTCTTGATACACCAGTTACAGATGCTAATGGACCTGACGCACTTTCATTAGCCGACGGTGGCCTAACGACCGCAGATGTGCTATTAGGAGGTGGTGTTTCACTCTTAGTTTGTTGTCCTGTAACTTGTGGCGCGTTTTGTGTAGCTGTTGTTGACGCAGCGGTCATCGTACTAACAACAGGAGTATTTTGCCCTCTAGACTCAGGTACTTGTTGCGATGTAGTCTGAGCAGTAGTTTCTCCATTTTTTACTGCTGCAATCTGCGCGTCTAACTCCCCACTTAGTTTTTTACCTTTCTGAATTTCAAAACGCTTACCCTTTTGGTGTTCTGCTAACTCAACATGCCAATTTTCTACAACCTTTCCAGATTTAGCACTAGGCAATGCGTCCTTGTCCGTTGGCATCAATGGCCTTGACAAACCATGTTTTGTTAAAAGCTCGGATACTAGCTTTTCATTTTCAGCGACTTGTTTCTTGTCTAGGTCAACAGCATACCCCTCGTTATCAATTCCTGTATGCATACTTCTCCCTTTGGCAGCATAACCGTCTCTAGCGCCCTTACGAATCTGTGCTTGACGTTCCTCTGAGCGATAGCCACTGTTCATTTTCATTTTTTGACCAGTAGCTGCCTCGAAGTCTTTGCCAAAGTTTTCTAACTGGTTACGCAAAGTAGGGTTAAGATTTTTTACATTTGTGCTACCTGAGTCAATACTACTAAACTTACCCGATATACCGGCTTCGTTAATTTGTTTGTCGCCTACACTTGGAAGGTTAGTAGGTGTCGTGACAACAGCGGGTGGTTTAGCGTCAGTAGCAGCAGTAACACCAGTACCAATCTTAGCCTTTAGTTTATCGGTAACGCCCTGCCCTTCACGCATTTTTGAACCAAGTTTATTATAGACTTCCCCTACTGTTCCTGAATTGTATAGTGATGGATTTCTAGCTCTTACATCCGCACTTAATACCTCACTAATCGGTTTGTTGGGGTTACTTTTTAAAGCTTCAAATAATTTCTTAGAGTCACCTGGGCCTAAGTTATGGTGGGCATATACATTAGCATCTGTATCGGTTCCACCATACTGTTTTCCTAAGTTATCACCCATTACAGAATATTCGGCAAGCATACCTGCTTGTACTTTAGGGTCCATTCTGTATTTAAAGGCGTCTTCTTTGGTTATAGCTCCATTTTTCCCTGTTCCTATAACGCCGTATTTTGATCCTTTTTTCTGTACAAGGTCTACCCATGTATCATCAATAACTTGACCATAACCATGAGCAGTAGACATTCCTTTTACCGTTTCACCAGTTCCTTTTGGTGCGCTAATAGTATTTAAGTGTTCTTTGGAAGATATCGGGTATACTGTCGGGTTGAAACCGCTCTCTATGTTAGCTATCTTACCAAGAGTGTCAACACTTACACCACTAACTTTAGATGCATTGTCGAAATTTGCTGCTGCAAGGTCTAAACGCTTATCCATATCCGCAGCGTTTGCGTGATGGGATTTAGCGTTAGGTATATCAGCCCTTGTTACGTTGTTAGGTTGGGACGGGTCGTTTGATAAAGCAGCAGCTGTTAATGCCCCTGCTGCAAGTACTCCACCTCCAACAAGTGCTGCTCCACCTAAAGCTGTAGCTCCAGCAGCCCCAACAGCACCCGCACCTAATACTGCTCCTGCACCTAAAGCAGCCCCCGCACCCGCAGCTAGTGCTGTCCCAACTCCAGATGATCCTCCACTACTACCACTACCAGATGACCCACCACCACTACTACTACCACTACCAGATGACCCACTACTACTACCACTACCAGATGACACACTACTACTACCACTACCAGATGACCCACCACCACTGAATGTCATTACAGGAGTAGTGTAACCACCTTGTCCTTGAGCCTGAGTAGCCGCTGTGTTATTAAGCTGTGTAGTAGAAAATACATTGTTAACTCCATCAACCCCCTGTTGTACGACAACAGAACCAGGGGTTGACGCCATATACGTCATTGTAGATGCTCCAACGCTATTAGCAGCATTTGGAGCATTTGTTGTAGAATCTACAGTAGTTTCAGTTTGATTTTTAAGTGTATCAGCTGATACTGCTACAGGAACAACTACCGGAGTGGTAGTAGTATTATCCTGTGTAGGAGTTGTAATTGGTTTTTCTTCTTTAGCTTTAGCATCAGCCTTAGCTTTTTCTTCTGCTCGTTGCTTATACCAAGCATCAGACTTTTCTTCTGTGTCTCCTTGTTTATCAGCTATAACTTCTCCGACTGATTCCCCAGCCTTTCCAAATAACCATGACCCTAAAGCTCCTATAGCTAATCCGGCTACAATAGGCACTGCGGCTACAGCTAAAGCCGGAGCGGCAGCTATTGTTCCTGCTCCGACTAGTGCTGTTAATGCAGCTGTTCCTAAAACACCACCGACTATACCACCGCCTATTCCACCTGCTGTGGCTCCAACTTCCTTGCTTATTTCAACAGTTTTATCACGTGAACTTAAATCTTCATTTTGGGCGATTTCATTGACGTTGTATGCACCAACAGCAACATCGACTACCCAACCAAATTTGCTTGTCCACTTCCATTTACCACCACCTGGTGGTGGAGTATCTGGAGGTGGCGGACGAGGACGACCATTCGGGTCTTTAAATAGTTTAGGATCAGTGGACTCCTTTAAAAATCCGGGTTTTCTTTCATAATAAGGAAAAGGTATTGGAAGAGCGACTAATCGTTCGATTTCTGGTTTTACAACAGGTGTAGGAGTAACTACTGCTTCTGGTCTACCCGGAGTAGTTTGCCCTGGACAGCATGACAAATCCTGAATATTGTCTACTACAACATGTTGAACAGGGACTGTACTAGGAGTTTGAACGTCGCTAACAACACTCTGTAAAGGCTTAGTGACGTTATCTGCTATATCGTCAGAAAGCTTATTTATAGGTTTGTTACATTTGGAATTTGGATCTTCTATACACTTACGTAGTTTTTCTTTTTCAATGATTACAGGGTCTTGTTCTGGTACTGTAATATTATTTATAACTTGAACATTGGTGTCTTTTTCTTCTGGTTTAGGATCGTCGTAGTTAAGCTCTTGGCCATAATGATGCTTAATACTCCTTTTTTGCTTAGGGGACGCTGAACTTATTGCGTCACCAATAGTTTCTCCAAGTGTTTTAGCCGCTGAGTCGCTAAACTTAATATTTTCTACACTAAGTGCATCAACACTGGATTCGTTGCTACTACTATCTTCTTTATCGATACCAAGGTCACTACTATCTACAAAGCTGTGTTTTGTATCGCTCATAGACCTTGACACTAGCACAGGAGACTTGCTAACAGTGTCTAAATTCTTTGTTACATTAGTAATAGCTTTTGATGTTTCTTCAGTTTGGTCTGTTAGTTTTTCTACCGCAGCAACACCATCAGAATTTTCTTTCTTTTCAGTCTTAGCCAACCCTTTATAATCAGCAACTTTACTGCCAACTTTGTTAGCGACTTTCCCTACTAAATACTGACCAGCAAAACCAGCAGCTAACTCAGCGACCAATGCTAATACTTTAGCGCCTCGAGGTAGGCGATTTTTGACCTTATCAAATACCTTTTTGTTTATTTTAGAACCAATACGCATCTTATCGAACGCGATTTCTGTGCCACGCTCGCCTATTACAGTACTACTTTCTTCTATTTTTTCGCGTTCCGTTCTATTCTTGTCTTTGTTAATATTGTAAAGCTGAGCAGCACCAAAGCCCAGTGATGCCATAGTTGGAATATTTTTAACGAATTTATTACCAGATGCCCCTTGCTCACGCGCACGATCTACCATACCACTTGTAGCTAAACTTAAACCAAGTTCAGCCGCAGTCATTGCCGGAGTGGTATGGTCTTTCTTATCAGTACTAGTTGTTGGCTGTATAGCCTCTACATTACTTACACCAGCTTTTTTATCCGCCCATGTACTCTTTATTTCATTAAAGAAATTCGACTTTTCTTCTCTTGTTAGCTCCGCAGGAGAAGAAACACCATATTTATCCAACATACTTCTAAAGTGCTGTTGGTACTCAAGTTGCTTAGGAGATAATACTCTTGTTTTCTTACCTTCACTTATAACAGTATTATTACTACTGTCATTAGAACTTAGTGTATCTGAATCTTGCTTAGTATTTATACTATTTTGTGAAGCAACAACATTACTAGCTTTTTCGACTGTGTTATTAAGTGTATCAACCTTGTCAGACATACTAGTAACGACTTCATTACTTATCCCAATGTCTTGATCAGATATAGAAGCGTGTGTAGTTTCACTATTAGCATAATCAGCTGATGGTATGTTAACTACTTTATTTTCAGTGTTTTCATTATTAATATCGTCTGATTTTTTATTAGGGGCTAAGTTTTTAATATCGGCAATTTTACTGCCAACTTTCTTACCAAATAATCCGCCAACATAAGATATGGCAGCATCAGTTCCACCTTCACCAAGCATTGCCAAAGCTTTGCCGATTATTCTATATTTTCTTGGTAAAGCTCTGGTTATTTTCCTAGTAATAGCAAGGTTAGCCTTTCTACCAAGTTTAAGCTTATTAGCTAAAACATCGCCCGTAACTTCTCCGCCAATTTCACTGCTGTCTTCTATTTTTTCACGCTGAGTTCTATTTTTATCGGTTAAAACATTGGCTACTTTAGCCGCGCCAAATACTGACGATAAAATATTTGGAGCATTTCTAGCAAGTTTATTACTCGTACTGTTATCACCAGTTCTATGCCGTCTTGTAGCTCTATCTACCATGCTGCCTGTAGCAAAACCAGCAGCAAGTTCCGCCCCCATTACTCCTAACGGCATTTCCCTTTTAGCTTTGACTTCTGTGTCTTGCTTTGGTTGTACTACAGTAGGAGTAGCAACGACATTACTAACATCGTCTGTATCTTGTCTTGGTTGTACTACAGTAGGAGTAGCAACGACATTTGAGTGGTAACTATTCCTAAGTCATCGTTGCTTATAGAAGCGTGTTGGTCATGATTTTCACCAACATTAAACGCTTTAATACCAACTACATTGTTACTAGGTTCTGGTATAGTATAGTCAGGAGTGCTGTTTGCTTGTTGGCTTTGGTCATTGCTTACGTTACCAATACCATGATACTTAGCAGACATCTGGCCTAAAGACTGTGTGTTACTTACACTGTTATTTTGTATTTTATCGTCAGACTTCTTATTAAAGTACGACATTGCTGCTACGACAGTTGCGACAGACCCTGCGGCTAGAGCAGCCTTTTTACCCACAGCCGCTTTAGCACCAGGACGTCGCATCAGTCTACGATAAGCTTTTGCTTTTCTTGACCAATATTGCTTGGATTCATTCAACCATTTGCTAGTATTTTGTATAATACCAGATGAATTTTTTACGCCGGTATATAAACTATGTACACCATAACTAGCCGCTGCAAGACTAGTAGTTCCAGCAAGTACACCTGACATACCAGAAGCTGATGAAAACTTATTCTTTAAACTTTTTACAAAACCTGGATTGTACTTAGGAAGTTTAGAAAGACCAGCTTGTTTAGTCGTTAAAGGATTGCCGCTATCGTCAACTGCATACTGACCATCTACGGTCATTATATAGCCGTGGCTATCCTGACGTAATGTTTCATACGGCAAGCTAATAACGTCCTGAAACCTTAAAGTTTTATCTAATGGGTATTCAGTCCCTGTTTTAAAATATTTATGAGCAGTACTAGCACCTTGAGCCAAAGCAAATAAGCGCAAAGTCGTCGATGCTTTTCCGCCTACAGCAGATAACCCAGCTAAAGACGGAGCGCCTCTTTTGCCACCTGAACTTTTACCAGACCTACCTAGACTATTTAGAGCTAACAAAGATAGCGATAACCCAGTGCCTTTTATTGCTTCTTTGCTTCTATTTCTATCCACACTGTCATTATTTTGGTTTATATTTATTGACCCTGAATTTCCACCGCCTATATTACCAACACTACTTTGAGAACTTGGAGACCCAGAGAAACTATTAACAAATCCCGAGTTACGAGGACTACTAGGAGCAGACCTTGCTCCCATTTTCATTCCAATAACTATACCATTTTTAACACCAATTTCTATTCCCTTAGCAACACCTTTAGCTATACTATCTTCTATAGTTTTTTCTAATGTACTGAAATCAAACTCATTGCTTTTATTGTCTTGGTCATCACTGTTTAACTTGTTAATAATAAAAGTAGTTTTAACGCCAGATTGGTCTTTTGCCGTCTTGTTTAATCTGGCATATTCGTTTAACTCTGAAATATTTAATTTTTCTTTCTCATCAGCCATGGCAAGAAACCTGTCGATAGTAATATAACCTCACATAAGATTAAACCCGAATTTGAGGTTCGGGTTTATGGTTTTCATCGAACTCGCTCGAGTTAGACAGATAGTTTTATACAGTAATACTTACATTCTACGTTTCTGCCCTCTAACATTGCCTTGTTGCGCTTTTCTTCTCTGCTCATCCTCACGCTCGTCCTTTTTCAAAGAAGCGTAAAAATACAGCAAAGTTTTAGCAGGGACAGAGTCATTCAAATATACCCCAAAACGTGTAAGAATACTGTACTGCATGTCTAACAAATTTTGTTCGGTGTTATCTGCGAAAAAAGGTCAGAGGGTTAACCTCTAGAGCATGGTAGTGACTTGTACCACAGCGGGAACAGGTCAAGCGCACATTCTCCTTAACACCATGAACAATCTCATCGGAAGCGGCAAAAGCGGCGTCAAACAGGTTAAGGTCAGGCTGCTTCTCCAAGTATTCTAACTTGTCCTTTAATGTATCACCATACTTAATCCACTGTGCTGCTGGGAGAATAAAAGCATACTCAGTATTATTCTCGTTAGCCATCACCTCGGCAAGCAGCTTAACACGCGGAAAGTCCAGACCTTCGTCAAGTTCTGTGAAGTCGTCATCCAAACACAGAATTTCAATATTAGACAGCCTAACAATTTCCGTATTGCTGTTATCACACTGAAGCTTTTCGATTAGCTTAGCTTTCAGCATCTCGTCAATATCGTCCGGTTTTCCCTTGTATATTTTTCTGGTTTTCTTACGCGGTGGAAATTTAGATTCTTCCGGGTTTACCGTGTCGTCATGCTTAAAGATCGGTCTTCCGTCTGGAGTTATCTGTGTTACTTCTTTAGGCGCTGTGGTATTCTCTTCACTAGCAGCTTTTTCGGAAAGTTCATTGGCAATTTTTTCTGCTTCTGACTCGACTTCTACATAGTACTCAGCGTTACAGTTCCAACTAACAACAACCGGTGACTTAGGGTACGATTTAACGCGGAGCCACATAAGAATGTAGAAAAAGTCGCCAATAGTTAACTCAGCAACTGGCTGGTTTACTACCAAATCAACCGCCCTTATTAAGTAACTAATGTCCTTTAAAGTTACCGCTTGGCTAATAAGCTTCAGTTCTTCGACCGACAAAGGCCGAATTAACAAAGACTTAAAGCTATAAGGCTTACAAGCACTTGGCAGGGGGCCAATATCAGAGAAACGAGCATCGGAAGTTACGTCAACACGCATAGCAGTTCACCTTTAAAAAACACATGGGGAATAAAACAAAACACAAACAGGGATTACTGTACATTACGCCTAGTTTTCACAGCTTAAGGTCATTCAAACTTCATAGCATCGACCGAAAAAGTGATATTAATAATAACACGGTTGGACTCAGTATAGTTAAGGTCTAAGTTAGCAATTTGAGTCGGCCAACAACCTTCTAAAGTAGCTTTTACTATTTGGTCCTCTACGTCATCAAATATAGCTATTTCAATAGGCATTTTATACTCGCCTGGTAGATTATACCAGCCTTCTTTAAAATCCCGTATTTTACTGATCCATTTAATGATCCATTTATAAGTGGTTGCTTTTTCATCTTCATAGAACGTCATGTTAAAACTATCTAGACGAACAAATGTAGGAAAATGAAAGAACGTACCACCACCATATAAAGGATCGCCAACGTCAACAGTTGGAAATGGTAGTGAAATAGACTCTACGTAATTGACGTCCATTTCAAAAGGCAATTTTAGACACGTCCACCTAAACGTCAACATTGGAGGTGGTCTTTCTTCTAGTTTTTTTAACGTGAATTCTGTTGCCATTTTATTAACTCTACTTACATCTAGGTATTAAAATCTTTTAACCTGGTAGTAAATCTCTATACTTTAACCAGAGAGTTGTTCCAGCATTAGAATCAAAATGGCAAACGTCATAAGCAAATGTCACAGAGACTGCTACGACTTCTGCGTTAGACCCTGCAAATTGTATTTCACCTATTTGAGTAGGCCAAAGGCTCCTAAACACATAACCAGCAGAATATTTACCATCTTGTTTATAAGTGATAAGAGTTGCCGAACCTAGATATTCATCTGCTGTTTTATTTTTACCAGGTTTTCCTGTATTATCATCCATTCTTCTAGCCTCATTCATCCATGCTCGCATAATAGTACTTACAGACATTTCTTGATCTTCAAGAAATTCAAAAGTTGCCGAATTTTCTTGAACTCTACGTCCTGGATAGACTCCTTTATGCCCTTTGTGCTCAACAATAATAGGTTCTATAGAGGTTGCGGCGATACTAGCCGACCTACACCTTGCTGATACAAGGTCATTATGCCCCGGTGTTAATGTTAAATCAACTCCAAGAAAACTTCTACCTGTACCCCAAAGATAACTTGTTACCGCGTTTATAGAAGAAGCAATGCTTGCAAATATTCCGACAGGCAGAGAAGTAAAAACAAGTCTAAAGTTACAGGATAGTGCAGGGTCTTCAAGCTCAAGAATATTTTTTAACGTTAATTTGCCTGTTGAATGTGCAGATGACATATTAGTTAACCTCCTTGCGCATCTTCCCAAGAATCAAAACAAAACGATGCGCTGACCGTTATAGGGTTAGCGCCAGACCCATCAAAACCTATATTAGATATATCACAAGGCCATGCACCATTAATATTAAAAGCCCCTGTTTGAATTCCTTTTGTATCGAACACAATAAGCTGTATAGGACAAGAATACCCTTTTTTTCCACCCTTTATTACTAAGCCGCTATCGCTTTCTTTACCTTTAAAATGTCCAGCTTGTGTTAAATGCGACTTAACCATGTCCATCCATAAGTGCAAAATTCTAGTAACAGTTAAAAACTGGTCTTCATGGAATTCAATATCAAAAGTACCATTAAAGTTAGCTAAACCTGCGTACTTAACTTTATGACCGGATAGTTCTACTACACTAGGCTCTATAGTTTTAGCTGGTAATGATGCTGACTTACAGTGTATAGACAGAGCGAGTCCTGCTGGGTCACCTTTTGAAGAAAGACCCAATAAAAAACTACCAGCGCCTATAGCAGCACCGACAGGTCCCAAGTACCATTTATTTAACATTGAGTCAACAAGTTCAGATAAAAGCCCTTGATCAACAGGTATTTGTGGTATTTCTATTCTAAAGTTATCTGAAAACAAAGGATCAGGTAAAGCTAGTAGTTCACTTAGAGTATGTTTAGCCATTAGTCTTTACCGATAGATGAAACCATAAAACTTAACCTAGCTATAAAGTTAAGAATAACCAAATAGCTAGGTTAGTATAACTAAAATAACACTATTACAGTGTAGCGGGTTTTCCACCCTGTGCAGGCAAGAAGTAATCGTAGGTAAATGTCACCGACACTGTAACAAGGTTAGCCGCAGACCCATCAAACCCAACATCTGGTACATCGCTTGGCCAAATGTTGAAAATCTTATAGTTGGCTTTAGGCTCACCACCTACTTGGTCATAGGCATACAGTACAGCATTCGTAGCATAACCATTAGCACCATCAATTTTATAGTGACCGTGCTGTGTTCTAATCGTTCTTGCTACTTGTTGCCAGTCTTCAAGAGCTCGAGTAATCGTCATATCCCGGTCTTCTACAAAGTCAACCGACATACTGTGGCTAAAGGTTAGTCTTCCAGCATACTGAATACTATGACCAAACAATTCAACAGGGACAACTTCAATCTGTGATCCTGGTTTACTCGCCCTTTGGCACTGAATAATCAAAGAATCTAGCACAGTATTTCCAGTTGCCCCTGGAACTTTGTCGAACTCCAACCTAAAGTTATCAGACAACAAAGGGTCAAGAACAGATGTGACACTTGCAAGGTTAGGCTTGCCGTCACTTTTTTGGTTCTTAAGTGTAGCCATAATATATTTACTCCAAATGTTAAAAACTGTGTTGTGGTTGATTTGTACTTATTTATTACAAATTAAACAGCTGATGCGCCGGTCATAGATACCAAATTAACCGCGTAAGAAACAGCTCCCGATTTAGCCATAATCGCATTTAAGTGAATACGCTTAGCTGCAATATTGGGATCGATGTATACGTCTAAAATTAGGTCTCCGTTAGTTGTGGTAGCTACACTATTATTATAATCATCGCAAACTACCCCATACCAATACATACCACCGGCAATTTTAATCGGTTCCAAGAACGATTCTGCCAACGACGTTAAGTACCGGCGTAGTCTTGGGCTATTCGGGTCAAATACTGACACCAAACAGGCTTCAGCAATAGATTTTTCCAGAAAGGCCATTAACCGTCGAACACCAATATTAGACAAAGCAGACTTATAAGTCTGCATAGTATCAGCACCCCAAACGACTGTGCCATAACCACGCATTGACCTAACAGGGTTGATCTGATGCTCGGAAAACACATCGCGATCAGTTTGGTCGTAAACCGCGAATACTCCCAAAACTTTCAGAGTACCACGATTAATACCAGCGGGTTCAAACCAAGGACCACCTACTCTGTCAGTCTTAGCGAACACACCGGCCATGTGACCACTCGGAGGAACATACAAAGCGATGTTGTTATAGCTATCCTGAATGTACAAATCCGGTGTATAAATGCCGCTGTAGCTACTGTTCAAATTCAAAATGTTACGACGATAATCTACTTCTGACATTAGCGTACTAGCAGCTGCTTGGTAGTCATGCGGCATGTCTAAAATAGCGAATGCATCCATGCGGTTTCGTGCGATTTCATCCATACGTCGTTGAATGTCAGGGTCAGAATAACCTCCGTTAATTAAAATATTAACGTTGATAGTTTCAGCATCGGAGTATATTTCCCAACCAGACTTGTCTTCATTTGGCAGCACACCGCCAATAATAGCCGATTTCTTCGCATTATAATTGGGGAACGACCCATTCTGACCAAAATCTAGGCTCTGAGGAGCCAATACGTAGTTGATAATGATCTTGTCTGTTGGAGGATTCAGAAACAGAAAATGGTTCTGATTGACTTTAACACGGATATATTTCGACCTACGGTTTATAACATGTTCTACTTGCGATTGCAAACCATAACCGTCGATATTTTCGTGCAATGTTACAGTAAAGCTTTCACTAGGAACTGTAGACTCACCATAGTAAACATTAACAACAAATTCACTAGTGTCGCGGGTCGTAACGTCCTTTACCTCTACAGTAATATCGTTACCCCACGTGCCAGGGTCGATACTAGAAAACATTAACAATTCTTCAGGATCTGCAAAAGAGTACTGAACGATTGGGTTTGTTAATGCTACACCGGCTGGAAGACTAACAGCCGGGTCTGAAAATGGCTTGGTCTCAAACGCCCAGTTTGTCCACAAACCACCTGAAATGTCTCGACAATATAGAACCATACCAGAGCAGTCTGCGCCATCATTAACTCTCGTTACATATAGACGATTTCCCTGCTCCAGAAAAGCCAAAGCCGCATAGTGCATAAAGCTTTTCTTAGGATTTGGCACACCAAACAAATCGACAAATTCTTGATTGTTGGTAACAAACATAGGGACTTCAACCGGACCCCTATCGCTTTCTCCGACAATGGCTGCGATACTTGTCGATGCCGCATTAACTCTTATGCTATTGTCAATTTCAATAACATAGACACCAGCACTTGAATGAATAAAAGCCATACTTATTACTCCTCGTTAAATGTTTGAGCAGAATATAAGTTATATAAACGCTCGTATTTTTGTTAGAGTCTTTAAAAACTGGTTAAGCTTTAACCCTTGAAGCTGAATTGAAGGTTAACACACACGAATAATCGTTACTTTTAAAGGCATGTCTGTGTCTGTTTGTACCGTAAATTGGCAATCCGCTAAACCGTGAAACACAAACATTCTGTCTACATATAAATTAACTGATTCAGCTGTTAAATTGTCGGTTATAATAACTCTGAATGACCCACTCGCGGTTATTGAAATAAAACCATTTATTTTGTCAAACACAAATGGGTGCAACAAAGAAACTTCAGCTTCTACTGTAGAAAAATAACTGCCCTCTTTAGCAACAGGAACAGCCGCCTCTAATGAAACAAGCTTAGACCTAGTAGTAAGGTCTGCCAACGTATGGGTCAAAGTACTTAAAACTGTTTTTCCTATAGACCTTGGCGGAACATCGTGGTAAGACATGTTTAACACTCTCCTAACTTAGTCTCGGGTTATTTTGCATCTGCGCCAAAACTTCACTTCTCACAGCTTGAATGTCAACATCTGGTGCTCTCTCGTTAACTTTATACGCAGCTTTAGCAAAACCTAGCTTTGTATCGATTCTAAGCTGTAAGTTAACATCAATTTCTGCTGGTGAAGATGGATCATCCATTACAGCCTCGTCTATAGAAACAATAGAATCAGCAGATACATTTCCCACCCATTCAAAAGCTGAATCATAAATAATAGTAAAGCTTAGGTTACTTACTGAGATTGCCAATAAAAATTGCTCTATAAACATTAGTGAACGTTCAATGTCTGTATCTATATAATGAAATTCACAAGTTAAGGCGGCTGGAAATAGAAAACCACGTTTCACTGACCTGTCAGTAATATTTCCTGAACCACGTCCTATATACCCCTCACGCGCCAAGTTTTTTATAGTGTTTTGTTCCTTTATTATTTCTACTTGAGTAATCTTGGCATAAACATACGGGTAGATATCTATGTCAGCTTGTTCAGAGCTTAATAAAATACTTCTTAGCTCTTGTTTGTGATCGTTTGTCGCTATAAACGGCAACGAAATTATATTAAACGGGTCTTCAGAAAAGTTCCTAATAATTGAACTTCTAAACCCGTATAATGTAGAATACAAACAACTTCCTTGTTTATGTTCGTCTAGAATCATATAAACTTTCCTTATCTGTCACAGTTCTATTGTTCTTCATCGCCTTCTGTATCTTCTTCATCTGTATTTTCCGAGGATAGTGTATCAGAGACCATTGCTTCTTGTTCCGCTAATTGCTGTTCAGCAAGTTCCTCTTCTGATGGGTCATCCTGCCAATAATCAGCGTCACTAACTTGGTGTCCATCTTCACCCATATCTACATGTCCTTCAGTGTCACTATCGTCATCAGGGTACAATGGAATTATATCTGGAAGGTCAGGATCAGTATTAAGTTCAGCTAACATTGGTGAATTTATTAAAGAATCTTCTTCTAGTAAATCTTCATAGAAGTTTTCACCTTTACAGTGTTTATACTCAGACCCTTGATTACTAACAGCTTTAATAATAGGGTCTTTCCTACTAACTAGCTTGATTAGCAAATTGCTGGTATTTTCTGAGTTATTTATAACTCTTGGTGCTGTGAATACTCCAGCACTAGATTCATTAGTGCTTACTAACTTTAACAAATCTGTAAGGGAAGTATCCTGTTGTGCAGAATTAAAATACTTGGCAGCTGAGTCGAAGTCTTTGTTAGACAGAGCTTTGTAGGCTAAAGAAAGAGTTATTAGTCCAGTAGTATGTGGCATTACATTATATCCAGTTGCTCGGAGTGTTTGGTTAAAAGTTATAAACTACTACATCTTAAATGGTAGTTCAATACTAAATGACAGGTGTGGGATATATGTATCAAACCACACAGTCTGGAAAAGTACTAGGTGTACCGCAGGATATAGCTACAAGACCATCAGTGTAAAAAACGTTGCGCTCTATTATTATTACATGGTTTCCTGTTACTGTAGCTGTTCCTTGTATTATAAAATTATAAAGATTATTTGATATAGGTTCAGACATAAACTTATCTGAACTTCCTTATATCCCCAGGCTGAAGCCTTGGGGCTTTACGGAACAATAGTAAATTAACAATAAAAGTTGACAAGTCTAAGTTATAAAAAGGGTTTACTAATTTGTATTTGATCTATTATAGTGTTATACACGGCAACGTCACCACTAGCACCACTTAACTCGGAAATATCTACCATACCCAGGGGTATTTTTGTTAAGGACATAATAACACTCCATTATAAATATAAATCTCACTATTAAAAATTAACGTGGATTTTAGCATCTGTACCTGGCTAAACTGTTAATAACTTAGCATAACATCCTCATGTGCTGCAACTTAAAATAACTCAAAACAAAATTTTTGTGCAACCCAACCCAATGAGGGTTTATTATGTCTAATGAAGTGGAAAACCAAGTAAGTAAAGCATCAAAACGTGGTCTTGGCCTTACTAGCATACTCCCTTGTACCAAAGTATCTTTTAAGGACATACATACTGTAGTCTTTAATAATACACTGCTTACGTTAGTAATGCATGACAATACAGCTTATGTCCCCATCAATCCTATAACTTCAGGAATAGGAGTAAGTTATGCAGGCCAAGTAGCAAAAATGCAAAAAAAGTTTGAAGCTTATGTTGTAGTTTTAGACTTATCCTCATTTAGCGGCATGTCTAAAAAGGCTATGTGCTTGTCTTTGGATAAACTTAAGTACTGGCTATGTGGAATAACTAATGTTTCTAAACTCTCTGAGACAACTAAAGAGAATTTAGCAATATACCAAGAGGAGTGTTTTGAGACTCTATCTCAAGCTATAGTTAAAGTCACTAGTAATAGTGACCTATGTAGTACTAGTGTTGTTAGTAACACGCTCGCTGCACAATCTGACAACAATGTTAACGATAGTTTACTTCAAGCTATCAACGAGATGCGTAATGATAACCGCGAATTTCAAGCAGAAGTTTTAAAGCAGCTTGAATTTTTAACTTTACAACTCAGCCAGCTTACGGGTAATCAACAATGCTCTATAAGTAAATTTGCCACAACGCAAGGTATTGGAAATTTAACGGACAGTGAAGTGTGTAGACTTACGTGGAATTGCGATTTAATATCCAGCAATCGCCACATTAAAGTTACCACAGTGTATGATTCTGCACAGGGATTTACAAGTGCTTATGACATCAATGTGCTAATTGAGGGCTTTGGGCTAGTTTTCCCCAAATTTAGAATCGACAACAGACTTACACGTTGATAGTTAATCTGTAACACAAAAAAGCCGCCAGTATAATTGGCGGCTTTTTTGTTGCCTAATTTTTAGTAACACGCTCTCAGTATGCACACTCTACAATGGATTAATGTTATGGATATAGCTGACAAAGACCAATCAAGCAAAAACACCAATGACTCAAACTCTAAATTGGTTAACCTATTACAATATAAAGAAAAAATGGAAAAGTGTATTTTAGCACTACTGAGTATTTCTAACTCCAAAGACCATACAGAGGAAGCTATTATACAAATAATAATAAATGAAGTGGTTGAACTAACATCGAGTAATTGTGGTTATCTACACCTTTACAATAAAAAAGAACAAACTATTGACCTTAAAGTGTGGTCTGAGAATACTCTCAAATTCTGCACAGTAGTTTATGACCAACATTACCCATTAGAGTCAGCAGGAATTTGGGCAGATTGTGTTAGACTAAAACGTACTGTAATACATAATGACTATGCTTCAACACCTAATAAGAAAGGTTTACCAGAGGGGCATTTTGAACTTATTAGACATATGAGTGTTCCTGTTTTAGAGAATGATGACGTTGTTGTTATAGTTGGTGTCGGAAACAAATCTACGGATTATGACGATTTCGACATTCGACAGGTAGAACTTATTTCACAAAACTTATGGCGTATTATAAAAAACAAACGGTACGAAGTAGAAATAGAGAGAATGAATGAAGACGCCAAATATGACCATTTAACTGGAGTACTCATCAGAAAAGAATTTGAAATTGCATTAAATAAAATATTAACGTGTACATTACTTGTCACGCAGAGTTTATTTAACAGACATAGCAATGTTTTAGCGTTTATTGACTTAGATAACTTTAAAGTTGTTAACGATACGTGTGGGCATAGTAACGGAGATGCATTGCTAAAAAAGGTAGTATGTACAATTAAAAACCGTATTAGAAAAACAGATATACTAGGACGGTTGGGTGGTGATGAATTTGGTGTTATTTTTCATAACTGTAGTATAAATGATTGTAAAACGATATGTAATAACATAATAGCTGACCTAAATAGTGAAAATTTCTTTTGTAAAAACAACCATTTTCAAATGAGAGTTAGTATTGGTATGGCTGAAATTGGTAATAACCTTGACGATGTTTTAACTAATGCCGATTCTGCATGTTACTTGGCTAAAAGCTCTGGCAAAAACCAAATTAAAGTATACAGCAACGACAATATTGAGTTAAAGGGTATTAAAGGGCAAAGTATAATAGCAGCTACAATACCAGACTTTATAAATAACAATAGGTTAAAACTTTATGCACAACCTATTATACTTTTAAACGGTGACGGGTATTCTAACGAGAAATGTACTTTAAACTTACCTTTAGTATTGTCTTGTTCTACTTATGAAATTTTATTACGAGTTGAAGGTGATTCAGGTAATATTAACCATCCAGCTAATTTTTTATCCGCTGCTGTTCGTTATAACATGTCAAGCATCGTAGATAGATGGGTTGTAGAAAAAACAATAGAACTACACAATAATATAGTAACAACAGGTAACAATAATGTTTTGTTTTTTATTAACTTGTCGACACAGTCTATATGCGATCCAGAATTTTTACTTTTTGTAGAAAATTGCCTTAAACAGACAAACTATGCTGATCATTTTTGTTTTGAAATAACAGAAAACGTAGCTATAAATAACTACGATAACGCTGTAACTATGATGAACAAATTAAGTAGTCTAGGCTGTTTATTTGCTTTGGATGACTTTGGAAGCGGATTTAGTTCCTTTGCTTATATTAAGAAACTACCCGTTAATTTCATTAAAATAGACGGTATGTTTATTAAAGACGTGGTTACTGATCAATTTAGCCAAGTTATTGTTAAAGCTATTAACGATATTGCGCATAGTTTAAACATACTAACTGTTGGAGAATGGGTTGAAGACCATCATTGTTTGAATAAAATAAAAGAACTTGGTGTTAATTTTGCGCAGGGGTATTACTGCCAAAAACCGTTATATACAAACGATATTTTCAGACTTTAAGCTCAAAGGTGGGTATAACCATGTTATGGAAAGCTTTTAGACGTAGTGCTAATGTACAAGACAATAGAAAAGTTAGAACTAAAATATCAATAGGCGCAGCAGCTGTAGGCGCTCTTATTGGTAGTTTTATTATGTATGGGCATAACTTGCCGACTAGTGTCACTGAACAAGTGACTGACGTTAATAAAATGGCTCCTGTAAGGTTTTCGTATGTCGACCATGCGGATTTTATTAAAGCTGTTTTAGGTAGCACTGAAGACGTGTGGAAGAAACTATTTATTGAAAATAAGAAGTTTCACCGTGACGCTAAGCTGATTTTATTCACTGGTGCTACTGGTTCCGCCTGTGGTGCAGCAAGTTCAGATATAGGGCCATTTTTGTGTGTAAATAAAGGCCATTATATTCTGGCCTTTTTCAATAGTTTTATAATCGGCGCGTTAAATTTAGTCTTATATAAACTAGCACCTGACGCTTATAATACTGAGATTATAGCTTTTCTCTGTGGTGGACCTTTGGGCATAATCACAGCAATGAAAAGCCACGCTGTTGTGGAAAGACTTTTAAAAACTAAACAAAGCCACTCTGAAAAACCCACTGAGAACTAATACCATGAAAATCAATATTTGTACAGCAAGTGAAATAAACAATAAAGAAACTATTGACTCGCTAAGTATAGTTATCTTATCTAGACTGTCGCTTTACCTTAAAAGTAGTATTAGTATGAGTGGGGAGGATAGTGTTTTCAATAACGAGTTACGCTACGACCTTCGTAAAATTTACGACTACATAAACCAAAAGCTTTATAGCCAATATAACATCACAGTCGCAGATTTAATGAATGATGACCTTGACTTTAATGCTGCGTATACTAAGGACAGGGAAATTACTATCGTAACTACTAATAATCAACAGTCTTATGTGGGACTTATAAACAACACACTACAAATTCAATCGGAGTCGAGTATTATTCAAGCAACACTTAACGATATTACTGTTATAGATACAATACTAAGCGATATTGCTAAAGCTATTACTACAACTAAATAGGAGATAAAAAACAATGAAAATTTATATTTTTTGTTACAAGCTTAGTGCTGCTAACATGCCTCTTATTGAACAACAATACAAAGACAAGCTTTTAGCTTTAAGAGGGTCTCGTAGTTGTCCTGAGAATATTTCTTACGAGGAAATAATTGAGCTATTATCTAGCTACGACCCAACGCCTAAGAAAATTTACTTGGAATGGATCATTCAACAACTAGTTCCTACTTATAACTCAGAAACAAAGCAACTTGAAACACGTTCCTATTGGGAAGACCTAAGCCGCTTAGTGTTACATGAATCACCTAGAATATTGTTATTGGAACAGTACGACCTTAATAAGGATAAACTAGATCCAATAAACAAAGACATTAAAAACATTAAATCATTTTCATCGTTAGCTGTAGTGGTAGATAGTATTCTACATACCAATACAGGAAAAGGGATTACTATTAACGATGATTTTAAAAAGTACTCGGAAGAACCGTATTCAACAGTAGTGTCTGACAGTAAGTTATTTAAAATATTTAAGTACAACGGGCGCGATGCTGCTATCTATTGGTCAAGACTGGAGCGTAACGACCAAGGGTCATGGTGTACAGGTTGGAATACGACAGAACATTACAATAGGTATATAAGAGCAGGTGAACTTTTTGTTATTATTGACTACATGGGTTTGATTCTAAAAGATGGAAATATTGCTAAGTATGCTTTTCATTTGCCTTTACCTAAAGGTAAGTTGGGTAAAAGACAAGATAACCCAGGGTATATAGAAGTTCAAGATAAAAACGATGAACTTGTTCCTATAAGGTTACTTAATAGTAATGTTGCTTTATTAGACCAAATAGAAAACAGTCCTGTATTGAAAAAATATATAGAAGATAGTTATATTCACATTACTAAAAATACTGATACGTCAAGTGATACGTTAGCTTTTAACTTAGAGCATAAGAAGGTAGCTAGTCTGATATTTCCTGTAATAACAGCAGAAGGCAAAAAGTTAGTAACGAAAAAAGCTATCGCTGAACTTATGTATAAAGACAGGACTATAAAAGGTAGGGGTAGGTTTAATAGACTAAGACAAAAGTTATCTGGCAAAGACGTTATTGATAAAAAAGACTATATTGACAATAAACTAGTTCAACTAAACGTGTTTAATCAAGACACACTAACTTTGTTGTATTTAACACTAACTAAGAACTCTTTTAGGGATAAACTATTTGAGGGATCATATAATATCGATTTTAGTTCTGGTTTAAACTTAAATAAGAGTTTTATGTTAAAACTGTTTGATACCATTTACAATAAACTAGTATCTTGTACTGACCAACCAATTTCACAATCTATCGGAACATACCCTATAGAAGAAGTAATAGCTAAAGATTTAGAAAAGTATAAAGAGAAAACTAGTACAACAGATCTAGCTATTGACAAAAAAATTCTTGATCGTAATATAGTTTACAAGCTTTCCCCAGGTGAGCACACTTACAAAGAACATAAGAGCACTATGTATATTGTTTGTAGGTTGCTTCATTTACATAAGAGTAATCAACTGGATAAATTTACTGAATTTGCCAATTTTTTATACGACAACAGCTTGTTATTCAGCGTAGTAGATAACTGCGATAAAAGCGAACTAGACGGTTTGATCTATTGTTTACTTCATGTAAAAGGCAAAAGTACTAAAAAAGACGAAGACAGCAAAGATCGTTTACATTTTACTTTATCTGACCTACTATATGAAACTGTAGTATTTAGTCTAAATAAGAATTCAGATTCGTACAACAGTTATTCCAACATGGCTGATCTAGAAGCAGATCCTAATGCCATATTGCCAAAACACAAAGACTATAATTATTTATACTGGTCACTGCTGCTTAACAATAACTTGAGCATAGGCAGAGGGTACGGCAATCTCAGGTTCGCATCAAAAATAGTAAAAGAAGCTTCCCTATCTGGAATAAACAAAGTTCCAGAAAATTTATATACAGACTTATTACAGGATTATTTTGTAGGTAAACACAGGAATGAAATAGAACTGGTTGAAAATGGTTTAGGTACTTTTCTAAAATACCGGCCATTAAAGTCGTTTGAAGACTTGTCTAAAAAACTGTTATTATCGCCTAGTGTGCCGCTTAGTCCTAACAATTACAGTGATACCGATCTAGGAGATGTAGATAATCAGAAGAATCAGGAGTATCAGGAGTACACAAAAGCTAAAAAAGTTTTTGATGAAATAATCTCAGATCGGTATACAGCTGTACCAAATATTGAAAGAATTCTTTTTAGTGTCTGTGACAGCTTAAATAAAAACCCTAATATTACAGTTGAAGAATTTTTCGGATCGAGCATTAACGAATACCCAAAATTTGATCAGTATAAAAAGCTACCTATAAGCTTGCTACTATATTTACGTTTATCTAAATATACTTCGTATACTTATAATAACCTTAGTGTACTATCTAGCTTTGTAATAAGCTATGCAATCAAAGAATCGTATTTAAATGGTACAAGTGCGCACTACGATACTCTATCTAGTAAAGACAAGAAGCTTTGTGATCTCTACCACCAAGCATTTAACATTGCTGCTAACTCCTTTTCAGATCTAACTTTAACCGATGAACAAATCTATGCTTTAATTGACTCGACCAGAGCGGAAATAATTACAACAACAAGTTTGTCTGATGTATTCGGTATAACCCGACCAAGCGCCAATTCATACTGGTTTAAAGAATTTGTTAATAGAAATAAAAATATACCAAAAGATGAGTTAAAGAGAGTCATTAACAAACTGGATGGTATGAACCAACTGTTTATTGATAAAACAAAACCGTTTTTAATTAAAAACGGTTTTGATGCTGATACAACACTATTACTCCGATTATTTTACGCATTTTACAGCAGTTATACCTCCACTAATGAAACTAGACCAGATACAGAAATGGGTAAAGTTTATGCCGTAGTTAATACAAGTATTTATGACGGTGGTGGTACTGGTATTTCTCCTATAACCTACAGCAAAGGAAATAAAGAACTATCAGTGGTAGATATGTTATTCGGTAGGAGTTCAAACCAAGAACTAAATACTAGACTTACACCAGAAGATATGCTACGTCTATTTAGAATGACCGAATATTTACCGCACAATGCAAATTCTGTATTATATGGTATGTTAAAAAGCAGTATTGCTGATGATATTATTATATATCCAAGTAAGGTTAGACTAGATGTAAACCTTCCTATCATTGGAAATTTAGGACGTATGAGTATTAATTTTCGAGCTGCCTTTATATTTTCAGCGTTATGCAGTTTGAGAAATATAAACAATCTAACTCCTGTTGAAAGTAAGTTAGTTTATTACCTTAGCTTAATATATGGGCCTGTTCTGATTAATAAAATCAGTCAAACAACTCCAAATTTATTTAAGCAATACTACGAAAACATTAGTCCTATCGATGATTTAAGTAGTAAGCAGACTTCTAAAGGGAGTATTTTAGACGAAGTTACAGGACTGACCTATAAGGCTGAAAAGATTTTAACAAATATGCTTAAAATTGTACACAAGTCAGGTGAGTTAAAAACACCAGATATGTATAAAAAATGGCTGTTAATGATGTTTTTAATCCCTGTACTTAAATGGAAATCACCTCCTCCAATAAATGCGGTTAAAAACTTCGTCGATACCGGCGACGTTAAGTTGATTACTAAATTTGTTACAAGTCAGGAAACAGCTACAGTTAGTAAAAAAGCTAGTCATTTATTTTTAAAAGTAAAGCCACTTATAGAGTCATCTAAGTCTAGTTTGGTTGGTTTAGACGAATCGTATTTTAGTGGAAATAAAAAACAACACGACACTTTTGAAAACGGCATGTCTACACTACTAACAATACTTGAAAACCATAATAAGTCTAATATTGCAGAGATTGAAGGTGAGTTCACTGATTTTCCACTAGGTAACAGTATCACTAAGCAATTACCAGAATCTAATATAGGTGATAAAGTACATACAGGAGGAGTATCCCTTAAACGAATGGGCGACATAAGGGATACTTATGTTTCATTGCCTTTTGCTGATTAACATGGTACTCATACCACCTGAATAAGTTTAAAACAAAAACCCCGATACTACATATTAATATCGGGGTTTTTGTTTGTCTAAAGTTCACTGTTATGGTTTTTTCTTAGCTGGAGGGACTGGTATACTATTTATTACTCGACCAATTCCAGGATTTGGATTACCCATCATAGCAGCTTTACGTTGTTGTATAATATTAAAATTTGCAGCCCTGTTTCCTTGTGTAGTTTGTTGTGTAGGTGTAGTTGGTGCTGTAGGAGCAGTAGTCCCTGGTGGATTATTAGCAGTTGGTCCGACATAACGACGACGTCTAAAAACCTTTACTTTATTTGTAGATTTAGGGTTAGAAAGTTGTTTAACTTCAGATTTTGAAGTCATATCGGATTGGTATACTTGTATAGTCCCTCCCCCTGCATCAAATATGTCTAACTTATACCCTTGGTCTAGTATTCCACTTAAATCTGCTAGTAGTACATCTAGTACTCTAGTTTTTTTATTAATAATATTACCATCTATACCTTTTAACAGTCCAGTATCGTCAATAACTAAACCATTATTTTTAGTAAGTAGGTTTTCCAAAGAACTAAAGTCATGGTTATTAACGAGAATTTGTAACATTTTTATAATATTAAAACCCTCACCATCAATAGTTATAGCATTAAATTCTTCATCAAAAGTACAAACATCAAACCCAAGCTTGTCCGCATTACGTATACTGGTTTTAGTTAAGGTAATACCAGTATCCGCACTTAAAAGCTTCATAAAATCTTTTGTTTCCTCTACTATTTTAGCCTCCCTGTACTCTTGATTTTTAGCTATTTTTTCAACAGTTTCTCTAATAATAGCTAGATACCTGTCTAACTTAGGTCTAACTATACTCGCAAATTCAGCAGAATCTGTAGGCTTTGCCTTGCCGTTTAAAGCGTAGTTTACATATTTATTCAAGTACTTAATAGACAGGCTAAGTGACTCCCCTTTAGCATAAACAATGGGATGAGGGTCATCGTGGGGTGTAGCTTTACTATCGATACGCTTAACGACACAAAATCCTAACTTAGGGTACTTTTTAGGCCAATGCAGAGAGTCATCGTTTGGAAAAACAGCATACTTCATTAAAAATGTCTTGTAAGCTCCCTTAGACTTATTATTATAAATATGGTTTATAATATTTATTTTATTTTTAACATTAACACACCTTTGTAACGTAAGGTCAGCACTTTCAGGTTTAGCTTTAATAACTACACAGTTTATTTTAGACTCTATCGTGACATTCATAGTTGAAAAAGAACCTGAACCTGGGTAGATACTTCCAATGTTTTTATCATTTTTAAAAATATTTCCAGAGTACATTATATGACAAATCTTAACAGCACTTTTAAACTGGTCTTCAGTAAGTTCAAAATTTTTTACCATGAAATCTTCAACAGCTGGTATAACAGTAAATTCTAAATCCTCGTTATACTCAGAAGAACTTTTTGGTTTTCTAGCAAAAATAACACTTAGAGTGTTATTCTTAAAATCAACCGCGTATTTATAACCAGGTAGAAACTCAGGAATAGTAAAACTCAAAGCATAATCTTCAGGCAAACTATCAAAAGCGTATTCAGGTTTAGCACCTCTAAGACCCTGTTGAACAATAGTTTTAACTACTTGTGTTATAATGTTATTGTCGACAGGTTGCACACCTTGTCCTTGCATGAAAGTGTTTATTAACTCAGGGACAGCAGTAACCCCCTCTGTACTAACATTAAAGTTATCTAATAAGGTTAGGTCGTTACTAGCTACTGTTTTAAAGTTTAAACATACATGGATTTTCATATAAAATACCTTACATAGTTTTTCACTAGTTTTTTACTAGTACTAGGAATTCAAAATCTTTATATATTCCGCCATCGTAACGCTTACCTAAGTCTATTGTTTCAAAATAACTTAAAGAATCTCTTAATAGCCCTTCTATAGCATCTTCTTTCGATACATCTGTTAGGTATAAATTTTTAAGGTTGACTGTTCTATGTATGGATCGAAATTGTACACACATACCCATAAATCCATCTGAATCGAGCTGAACTCCTGCTATATCGAATAATAACCCTTCAGGGTTAAGGGCATATTCTTTGTTACTTTCAAGAAATTTGAAAAATTGAAAGTACTCTAGTTCTTTTTGTTGCCTATACTTAGCAAAGTTAGTATTAGTATAAGTACCAGTAGCAATCTTACAGGTATTGCCAACTTTACGGTTAAACTGAGTCACAGCTTTTTCAAGGCTATCAAATACACTATTGAATACTTTTTTCTGATCATGGTAAGCATCCATTGCTAGATCATAAAAGTGGTTCAATGCGTTTACTAATACAGGGTCAGCTAGTACTCTGTCTTTAAAAACACTAGACTTTGCATTTGAACCGTTATCATTATAAATATGTTTAGCACTTTTGCTAATCAAGCTAAAAAACTTAACTGCTAATATGTTGTTAGGGTTTTCATCCTCTTTCATTAAATAGGTGTCTACTGAAAATGCAGCACAGACACTATAACCATACGGCATAGCATAAGGCTGGTTGCTATTAACGTAATCTAGATTATTACTTACTTCAAGTGGTGTGTCTTTTAGTATACCATCAATATAAGGTGAAAAATACTTATAAAAATAATGGTAAGTATTCACATACGCCAAGCTCTGTTTTAATTGATCTTCTAAGTTTTTAAACCCTGTGGCTTGGGACACATCCTTAAACCCTATACTAAGCATCACGTAGTTATATGAAGTGGTTAAATCCGATTTTATTTCTAAAAAAGGTGGTTTAACTACGGATTGGTGTTGATTTAGTTCACTGTTGTATAGCTTTCTACAGGATTCATTAAGTTTATCGACAAAACTTTCTAACTGTGCAAAGACACCGTGTTCTATGTCTTTTCTATGGTATGGATTTGGTGGGTTATTGAACATACGATTCATAACTATCGTATAAATACCGTCTTTATACACGACACTATAAACGTACTCTTCAAAGTTAGGCGGTATAGAATAACGTAAAGGGTATTCTTCAGGTTTAATACCCAAAAAGTCTTTATAGGCATAACGTCTAGACAAACTTGGGTTGTCTTTAAGCTTTACTACCATAGACTCCAAAATACTGTCATCAACATATTGGAAGTCGTGGTCTTCTAGTAGTTCTATTATCGGATGTAACAGAGTTATGTGTTTATACAAGTCAGCAGGAATACTATGGTGTGGAATAAACTCCTGAGTCTTCCACTTCTTTTCAAAGTTATAGATAACTTTGTCGCCTACTGGATAGTTTTTAATAATGTCTTTGTCGGAAGTTTGGTTTAGTTTAGTATCAATAGTATCAGTAACACTAATATTATGCTTTGTTGTATAAGGTGTCAGACCATTGCTGGCTGTTGTTCTAAAGTTTAAACACACATGAATTTTCATTTTTTATATACTCACGACACTTATTACTGAGCGTTCCGTAAAGCCCCAAGGCTTCAGCCTGGGGATATAAGGAACTTTCTTTAATCTTGAAGAAGTATTTAGTTGGCTATTT